CTCCTCACGGAAATTCAATGGGCTTCTGATGGTTCGTTCCTGCTTTATGTGTGAGCAGCCATTCACCGCAGATGACAGCAACACAAAGGTTTGCCTTGAGTGCAACCCGTCTGGGTCAAGAGATAAGACAAACCCACTTGTTCGGTATGCACATTACAAAGAGGGTGCAGATGGCAGGGGGCTTTCTTTTGACCTTACTGGCCCAGAGTTTTGGTCTTTTTGGCAAAAGCCTTGCGCCTACTGTGGCTCAGACATTGAGACAATCGGGCTTGATCGGATTAACCCGTCACAAGGTTATTCTGTTGAAAACGTAACACCCTGCTGCTCTCGCTGCAATGAGATGAAAATGGCGGACACACTGGACACTTGGGTTTCTCACATGAAGAAAATCCTACAGCACATGGAGAAGAAAAATGGGTGATAAACTGGTGGCCTACTCTGGCTTCTCTGCCAGCAACTATTTGGAAATGCCGTATAACCCAGACCTCGACTTCGGGACGGGTGACTTCTGTGTGATGGGGTGGATCAATTACAATGGCTCTGCAACATACGACACGATTGCATCTTATGGCGACGGTGTAATTGATAACACTGGCTGGCACTTGCGGGTGCAAACGGCTGGCGCTTTGGGTTGGTATGTTGGTCAAAACTTTCCGATTGCCGTAACTGGAAGTGTCATGGGCGCTGGACACAATCATTTTTGCTGCGTCAGGAAAGATGGCGTTGCATATATTTATGTGAATGGCGTCCTGCAGGAAACTGAAGCCTTAGTAGGCACGGTGACTGTCGGCCCTTCTGCTACATTGCAGGTTGGTGAGTGCAATAACAACTCAACTATCACGGGCGTAACAACTGCGCCACAAGGTGGCTCCCTTGCCCTCCTCCGCATCTCAGCCACCGCACCCACAGCCAACCAGATCGCCAAAATCTACGAGGACGAAAAGGTGCTGTTCCAAGACAACGCACAGGCAACCCTCTACGGCACATCCGATGCTGTGACTGCCTTGGCTCATGATCCTGTAACTGACCTGCTCCACGTAGGAACGAGTGCTGGTCGCTCGGTCTTCCAAGGTCTGCGCCGGGTATCGAACACGACCACTGCGGTCGGAACTGCAATCAGCGCCAGCAATGGCCTAATCGTCGAGGAGTGATGACATGACCGTGTATATCGAAAAACCCGCAGTCAACCTCCGCGAGGAGCTGGCCTCTCTGCGCAAGCAGGGGGGCTATCAAGAGCAGCAGTTTTGGTTTGAGAACGCTGTCACGAATGGCACGTTTGATACTGATACGAGTGGGTGGACTGCCAACGGCACTGCGACCCTAAGTGTCGTTTCAGGCGCATTGCGGATAACTCATAGCTCAAACGAATATGCCTCAACCGCTATTACAACTGTAGCAGGGCAAGTCTATTCGCTCACTCTTGATGCAATAGGGGGCACAGGAACAAGCTACCGCATTTTGGTTGGCAACTCAGCGGGCAATGGCTCTTTGTATATTGGTTCTACAACCACGCAAGGCGTTAGTCCGCCTCAGATTACATTTAAGGCAACGGGCACAACTCACTACATTACAATTCAGTGCTTTGGTTCGGGTTATCAGGACTTCGACAACGTATCAGTCTACGAAACAGATGGCACTGATAGAGTCCACCGTATGCCAAAGGGCTGGGTTCCCAAGGATGTCTACGAGGATGGCCTGTTGCAGCGTGAAGGTGCAGTCCATGACTACGAAGTGGTCTACGATGGTTTCGATTATTTCGTTAAACCTACTGTAGCCCCATCAGCCGCTACTCAAACCTGCGTGATTGGAGTTAAAGCATGACCATCTTTGTAAACAAGGGTGACCTGCCTCTGACACCAGCACAGCTTGAGAAACGTGCGCAGAAGCACATCAAGCGTATCTGGTCTGACCAAGCCCGTGAGAAGTCTGTACGTACATCTGACGGTGCCTTTGACGCTTTCATGGCATCCTTCTCTGCTGACCACGATGTGAACACCTCCAACAACACCTTCAACTGGCAGCTTGCAGAATACCGCAAGGCCACTGCACGGCTGGCCCGTTATGTCTTGGCTGATGGTCGCCCTGAAATCACCGAAGAGGTGCCAACAGGTGATTACGACGAGGGAGGCAATGAGGTCATGGAGAGTGTGCTTGTGCAGACTGCCGTAGAGCCGCTGGAAGCCACCGTAGAGCAGCTAGTCTACTCTGATGACCCTGACGTAGAGCCAACCACAGGGGCCGTCCCTAACCCCTCCATAGTGGCTGACACAGATGAACGTGCTGCTGCGCAAGCTGTGATTGATGCCACCCCCAAGAGTGTGAAAGACTTTAAGTAATGGCAACCCGTGACCTCTCTACAGCTATCTCAGGCTCTCTTGAGCAGGATGTTATCTATCCGTTCTTTGTTATTGAGATGTTGTTTGACACTGCACCTATCAGACTGTGGACTGGTGTAGGAACCCTTGTTTATGAGGGTGTCTCTTACATTGGTACAGGCAGTCTCCTTGACATAAGTTCTATTGAGGAAACATCGGAGATAGCTGTTAGGGGTGCCACAATTACACTTAGCGGGATGAGTTCTGAAGTTATCTCTCTTGCTCTTCAATCACCATACCAAGGACGTGTGTGTAATATCTCTTTTGGTATGTTTGCCAAGGGTGATCTACTTGTTGAGAGTGGGTCTTACATTCTCCTAGAGAGTGGTGGAAAAATACCCCTAGAATCTCAAGAGACTGGCCTTAGCCAAATCTTTTCTGGTTACATGGATGAGATGAACATTGATGAGGGGCCAGACTTCGGGACTATTGAACTCAAGGTTGAGAACAAGTTGGTTGATCTTGAGAGGGCTAGAGTGCGTAGGTTCACCAGTGGCTATCAGAAGTCTGTTTATCCCGGCGACAAAGGTCTGGACTTTGTGGAGTCGCTACAAGATAAAGATATTGTGTGGGGTCGTAGTGTCGCAAGTTAATTACCAACAAGAGTTCTTGGATGATGTCAAAGGTGAATCTTTAGCCTTGATAGAGGGCCACTTCAATGAGGTCTACCCATGCAGGGATGTCTACAGTCTTGATATGGATTGGGACACCTACAGTAAATTGGAAGATATGGGTCTTGTCAAGATATTTACTGCCCGTGATTGTGGTACACTTGTAGGATACTTGTGGGTTATCTTATCCCCCAACATTCATTCCAAGGGTAGCTATACTGCTTGCGATGATGGGCTGTTTGTTACCAAATCCCATAGGGGGAAGATGGTGGCTGTAGAACTTATCAGGTTTGTTGAGAAGTGCCTAAAGGAAGATGGCATCAAGACTTTCCACCTGGTTGGTACTGCTGAAAAACCTATTGACTCATTAGTAGAACGTATGGGCTACGCCAAGATAGAAACCAAATTCCAAAAGGTGTTATAATGGCCATCTTTACCGCCGCCGCCACACTTGGTGCATCTATACTAGGCGCTGCTGCTGGGACTATTACCTTTGCTACTGTAGCCGTAGGTTTCCTTGCACAAGCAGCACTTGGCCTTGCGCTCAACGCACTTACACCAAAGCCCAGATTAGGCAATCTAGCAGGTGGTCGTGGCTACAATGTAAACCAAAGGGGTTCAGCCTTAGACCATCAAATCATCTACGGGGAAGCTAGGGTTGGTGGTGTTATCGTATTCCAAGGTGCTACAGGTGCCAACAACAAATTCCTGCACCAGATCGCAGCTTATGCTGGGCATGAGATTGAATCCTTTGAGGATATCTACATCAATGATGCAAGGGTTACAAGCCTTTCTGCTGATGGTAATGTAGAGACTGTAGAATTGCCGGATGGTACTAGCAGTAATAGGTACAGTGGGTTTATAAGGATCAACAAGCACCTTGGATCACCTGACCAAGTGGCAGATACAGACCTTGTTTCAGAGGTGGATGACTGGACAGCAGAGCATAGGCTCAGGGGTATCGCTTACCTTTATGCAAGGCTTGCCTTCGATCAAAACGTATTCCCCAATGGTGTGCCCCAAGTAACTGCAACCATCCGTGGTAAGAAGTTGTATGACCCAAGGACCGGAACTACAGTGTGGTCTGACAACCCTGCCCTGTGCTTGAGGGATTACCTGTCAGAAGGTTATGGTCTTTCTGAGGAAGATGCCAATATTGATGATGACCTTGTTATTGCTGCTGCCAATGTGTGTGACCAGACCAATACTGTAGCAGGGACAAAGAGGTTTACTTGCAACGGCAACTTTACAACTGACTCCTCCCCATACGATGTCTTTAGTGACCTGCTAACTTCTATGGGAGGTCTGTTGTGGTATGCTCAGGGTAAGTGGCGTATGAAGCCCGCTTATTGGGTGGCACCTACAGTTACATTTACTGAGGATGACCTTCGTAGTAGTATCGGCGTAAAGACCCGGCACTCTCGTAGGGATAACTTCAATACTGTCAGGGGTACTTTCCGTGGGGAAGAGAGTAACTGGCAAGTAACGGACTATCCAGAGGTTACTAACTCTGCTTTCATTTCCGCTGATGGTGGTCAAGAGAGTGTTGCTGACATTGAATTACCATTTACTGACAACTCCATTGAAGCCCGTAGGATTGCCCGTATTGCCCTTGAGCGTAACAGGCAACAGCTTACTGTCAGTGCATCCTTTGGTATGAGCGCCTTTCAGGTTCAAGTGGGTGATGTAGTTAACCTCACTATTGACCGTTTCGGTTGGTCATCTAAAGCCTTTGAGGTAGTCTCATGGACCTTTGGTCTGGCTGATAACCAAGACCTTCAAGTTCAAATGCAACTCAGGGAAATCTCTGAGAGTGTGTTTGATGAGGTTGACGATGGGATTATCTACGAAAGAGACAACACAACCCTATTGTCACCATTTGATGTCCCTGCTGTTGGTGTAAGTGCTGAAGCCTCTCTACAGTTGACCAACCAGAAGGTTTCCAACATTGCTGTAGTCACAGTGTCATCTGGTAGGCCAGAGGGTATTGACTTTGTTGAACTTGAATATAAGAAGTCATCCGACACTGAGTTCTCTACATTCGGGACCGGACCATTGGGTAAGTTCCTTGTAAGGGATCTTGAGACAGGGATATACGATTTTAGGGCAAGGGCTGTCAACACTTTTGGTATCCGTGGTGATTTTGAAATCCTGTCTAATGCTGAAATCAACGCTTTTGCTGGTGATCCATCTGATGTTGGGTCAATAACAAAAGAAATCTCTGGTGGTACTCTATTCCTGAGTTGGCCCGCTTTGACTGACTCTGACCTTAGCCACTATGAGATAAAACACAATTCAAACACAACAGGGGCTACTTGGTCTAATTCCACCACCATTATTGAAAAGGTTGCTAGGCCAGCCACTAACGCAACAGTACCAGCCCGATCTGGCACATTCCTGATAAGGGCTTATGACAAAGAGGGCAACTTTAGTGTAACACCCACCACTGTTGTTGTACTGCCTTCTGAACTACCTATCCTTGGAACTACTGAGGAATTAATTGAAAGCCCTACATTCTCAGGTGCAAAGACTAATTTGATTGTAGCGTCCAGTGAACTTCTCATAGATGATACTTCTGCTGGTAGTCCGACTGGTGAGTATATCTTCTCGGATGTAATTGATACTGGTAGTGTTAGAAGTGCTAGGGTCACAGGCTTCAGAACATTCACTCGTGTATTTGATGGTGGTACTCTCTTGTGGGATGATGTCCCTGAGAACATTGATGAGTGGCCGGGTCTGTTTGACACTTGGACTGACGAGGATGCTGGTTTCGGTGATGTGTCTGCCATTGTGTACGTTTCTGCTACTGACGATGACCCGGCAGGTACGCCTACTTGGGGTGCATATGAGCCTGCTAATGGTTCCTCTTACATTGGAAGAGCCTTCAGGTTCAAGGCAGTATTGAGCAGTGAAAACACAAGCTACACCCCATCTGTATCTGCACTCAGTGTCAAAGTAGAATACTAAAGGAACACTTAAATGTCACAAAACGACTTCAGCATTGCCAACCAAACGGCATCTAACTTCAGGGCTGATCTTAACAGTGCCCTACAAGCTCTTGCCAGTTTATCCTCTGGTAGCACAGCACCAACTACAACCTACGCCAACATGTTTTGGTATGACACTGGAACGAATATCCTAAAGATACGTTCTGAGGCTGATGATGCTTGGATTAACTTTGGTTACTTGGACCAAACAGCCAACGCCTTCCGTATCCTTGATGATACTCAAGTTACTAACACAAGTGGTACTCAGACAGGTCTATTGGGGGATCAGGCTACAGCTACATGGGAGACAGGGACAAGCACTACTGAGAGCCTTGTAAGCCCTGCCAAAGTGAAGGCTGCGATTGATGCCCTTGTCCCTGCACAAGACCCCTCTCTGGGAGAAGGCCAATCATGGGCAACCGCATCTAGGACTGCTGGCGTATCTTACCAGAATACCTCAGGTAGACCTATCCAGATTAGCGTTAGGGTGTCTAGGACAACCACTGGCGGGCCAGAGCCTGTAACCACCACGGGCAGTGTTGAAGTTTCCACAGACGGGTCAACTTGGGTCACTGTTGCCCTGCCTGTGGTTGATGGTGATATCATGTGTAACGTGGTCATACCAAACAACCATTATTACAGGTACACCAACGGTACGTTCCTGGCAATACTCAGCTAAACCCTCTTGTACAATGAATTGGAATTAACATGACCTATAGATTAGGCACCCGTAGTATGCAGCACCTATCCGGTGTACACCCTGATCTGGTTGCTGTAGTCAAACGCGCTATTGAAATCACTGAGCAAGACTTTAGTGTTATCGAAGGTGTACGTAACATTGAGAGGCAAAGGCAACTGGTAGCCAAGGGTGCATCTCGGACAATGAAGTCTAGGCACCTCACAGGACATGCTGTAGACCTTGCACCATATCCACTGTCTTGGGATTGGGAATACTTTTACCCTATTGCTGATGCTATGAAACAAGCTGCTGAAGAACTTGGTGTTGACTTGGAGTGGGGCGGCGATTGGAAATCCTTTAAGGACGGCCCCCACTTCCAGTTGTCCCATAAAAAATACCCTGCTAGATGAGGTTGAACCGTGCAAGAAGAAAGCATAAGCAGACGGCTGGATAACCTAGAGAACAGGATTATAGCATTGGAGAAGGATTCGGCTGTAGTTGGCGTTGAGTTCTTGTCAGTAAAGAGTGACCTGAAAGAGATAAAGGATTCTATTAACTGGGTAACACGCCTGATTCTTGGGGCTTTAATATTAGCTGTTGTAGGCTTTGTTTTGGGTGGGGGACTGACAATATGATAACCAAAGTCACAAAATACCCTGCGTACTTCTTGATGGGTGTTTTATCCTATATGCTTATAGAACCACTAATCACTTATTGGGACGTTAAGCCATTCTATGACATGGAGGTGAGGGTTGTTGAGTGGGGTGAGGATGGTCTTACCCTTGCCGGGACTTTTAACAAGAATGACAAGTGCCAACTGATTACCTTCTCTGTCCTGGCTTTTAATAATGGTGTCCCTAGATATGTAGACTACACAGACCTTGACGGGCTGGCTTATAACTTTGATAGAGAGGCTGGCGAACAAGGGATTAACATCTTTGTGCCAACGCCTGTGGATGCAGTGGATTACGTTGAACTCCGTGCAAGACACAAGTGCATTATAGACAAAGATGGTAACACAGAGGTCAAGACCAGAGTGATAAGTAGGCATGAAGCAAAGTAAGACATGGAAACGTGAGGTCGCTACAGCCCTATTCCTGTGGCTAGTTTACCTGGTAGAAACCAAGGAGCCTGAAGTTGTTGAAATACTTGCCTTCCCGATATTCACGTTTGGTGCTTTGGCCTTTGGCCTTCAGTGGTACTCTCCTAATGGCGGGTTGTTCGGTCAATCCACTGGACCTACTGACAGGGGGAGGGGTTAATACAGCAGCCAACGTGCAGGCGGGGAGAACCAATACACAGACGGTAGGGACAACCTCACTGACAGACCAAAAGATAGTGAGGCCACAAGCCAGAGATATTCGTCAGACAGCAGATACCAACACGGTAAGTTCGGATAGGGTAGAAACTGTAGTGGTCAATGAAGTTCCTGCATGGGTAATCCTGCTGCTTATACTCGGTTGGCTGTTCCCTAGCCCCAATGAGATTGGTAGATGGTTTAATTCCCTTATCACAAGAAAAAAGACCCCACCCGAATAAACAGGTGGAGCCTTCATCAGTATTCTTATGTGCCCTCGTTACGAAAGTAGCGGGGGTTTTTCTTTTGTCAGCTACTTTCACTCAAGGCAAAACACTCTGCACTTGAGATGTACGCACCCTCTGGCAATGACTGACCTACAATGAAGATGCCATTATTAAGGCTGTCAGTGCAGGATTCCTTGTCCAAGTACAAGACTTGGGATGAGACTGGTAAACACCCACCTACAATGGTAGGGTCAATAGGGGGAAGCCCGCAAATCATTATTACACCTAAGTACATATCAGTTCTCCTTGTTTTCAGTTAGGTTAATTCCGTGAAAGTCATCAAACTTCTTACCCATGTAGGATGAGACATATATCATAATGACTGCCATAGATGAAAGTGTTTTCCAAATGTGCCCGATAACCAACACCAAGAGTAGGGTCACTAGCAGGTTAACAGCAAACAGGATTGGTGTAAGCACTATTATCTCCCCTCTATTTGAGCAAGCATACGATCCGCATAATACTTGATCTTCTTCAGGTCATACTCAAGGGAGATACCCTCTTTGTTACCTAGTCGATATGCAGCCTTGAAAATATTCCCTTGGGCGAATGACATCTGCTTATACTCAATAAGATCATTAAGTGTTTCACATCCCTTAGGGAAGTCATAGTATTCTGATGGACCTCCGTCACTGGCAATCTTTCCTGCATCCATCTCCCTGTTCCTCTTTTGCATGTATCCATAGTAACTCATCAGAAACTCACACCAACGCCGATGGTTGCTGTAGTGTGGCTGAAGCTGTCATGTGTAACACCAAGGATGATACGAGTGTTTTCTGTCAGGTCTCCACCAACACCAATGGACACTTCCGAGTATCCATCGAAGTCATAGGACAAACCTACACCAACGCCATTCCCGGTGAAGGAGTTCATAGCTGCTGTGAGAGACAACCCACGGGGTTTCATAGCCTCTTCTAGTTCTTCTTGTGTAGCCATGTCACGGGAGGTGATTGGCTTTTTGGTGGTGTATGTAGAACCCCCCTGCTCAATCTCATAGACCACACCATTGTTGTCTGTGTAGATGTAGTTGTTAGGGCTGTCTGCAAAAGCTGCAAACGTAAGGAGGGAGAGGGTAGCCATAGCTGCTACGAGTGTACGTACAATAGTTTTCATTGTTAGTTTCCTTCTTTTGCATTTATTCATAGTAACTCATATAACTACTCGCAACTGCGAATACCAGTCTCAACGTCAATATAACAGGCACCCCCCTCAACCACAGTCTCATCAGAGGGTTTCTCTGGCTCATCAACTACGTCCTCTGATGCGCTGGCGTTAAGGATACCAAACCGCTTGCCAGAAACACGGAAGGTGGTACACCCTTTAGCCCCACCATCATAAGCCTTCATGTAGACATCTTTGAACTGCCCCCAAGTAACATTATCACCAACATTACAAGTCTTTGAACATGCGCTGTCAACCCACTCTTGAGCGGCAGTAAGCATACCCACATGATCCTCTACAGAGATGCTGTCAGCAGTATCGCACTCAATACCCCACTCACGATATGCATAATCCTCAATCTTTTCAAGCCTTGGCCCTTCAAAGGTTTGGACTTCTCTGGTATACGAGAGGTTGAAAACAGGTTCGATTCCACTGGAAACATTATTTGCGACAAGACTAATGGTCCCTGTAGGGGCAATACTTGTAAGGTGGCTATTACGGATACCAAACTTACGGATAGCTTCTTGCACATCAGGATCAAGTTTCTGGATGAACTTGCCCATAGGGTACTTTTCAGCGTCAAACATCGGGAAAGCACCCTTCTCAACAGCAAGTGAAGCAGACGCCATGTAGCACCTGTTGGCAATCAGCCTAAGAACCTTACGGGTAAAATCTTTAGCCTCATCACTACCATAACGGATACCCAAAGCGCCCAAGACATTACCAAGTCCGGTGACGCCAAGACCCATCCTGCGCTTGTTCTTAGCCTCTTGTTCCTGTTCCTTCAGCGGGTATGTAGTCTCATCAATCACATTGTCCATAGCCCTAACTACATGGGGGATGTCATTTTCAAGCTGACCCCAATCAAACTGCCAACAAACCTCATTAGAGTAAACATACTTGGTGAGGTTGAAGCTGCCCAACAGACAAGCACCATAGGCAGGCAAAGGTTGTTCGCCGCATGGGTTTGTAGCCGAGATGTCCTCACAATACCAAAGGTTATTCATCTTGTTAACACGGTCAATGAAGATCACACCTGGTTCAGCCCAATCCCAAGTATTGCGAAGAATAGCATCCCACAAGTGACGCGCCCTGACAGTATCAAAAACTCTACCCTCAAACACAAGGTCAAAGTCACTATCAGCTTTTACAGACTCCATGAACGCATCAGTAATCAACACAGAGATATTGAACTGAGTTAGTTTATCGTGGTTAGCCTTGGCAGAGATGAACTCCATAATGTCAGGGTGGTCTACACGAAGGCAACCCATCTGTGCGCCCCTACGGTGTCCTGCTGAAGCGATGGTTTTGCACACAGCATCCATAATACCCATGAAGGACACAGGACCACTCGCTTGTGATCCGATAGACTTGATACGAGCGCCACGTGGACGGATACCACTAAAGTCATACCCAACACCACCTCCAAGTTGCATAGTGATAGCAGCCTCTTTAGCTACATCCATAATGCCTTCCATAGAGTCAGGGACATCCTTCATAACAAAACAGTTAAAGGCTGTTACCCGGCGGTAAGACCCCGCTGCCGCTTGTACACGCCCACCAGGCAGAAACCTCTGCTCCTTCAGGATATCACGGAAGTGATTAAAGTGTGCCTCATTGTCGGACAGTGCTTGTGCAACTCGTGCAACCTTCTGCCCATAGTCTTCCCCCTCTTGTCGATACTTCTGCGCATCTGCCCAAATGGCAACAGGAATTGTTGGTCCGGTCATTCACTCATCCTTTGTTTTCTTTGATCCAATTTTCTTGTTCTGAAGGTGCTAAGTAGTGCATCAGGGTAAACTTTACGCATCCGGCACCTTCGGTATCAGAGCACTCCAACAAACTGTGGTATGTCTCAGTCAAGTCTTGAACCATCAATGCCCAAAATTCATCTTCATCTACGTTAACTGTAAGTTTCACACCAAATCCTCCAAATTCACCTTTGGGTAACTCTTGTTTTTCTCAATCTTACCATCGGCCCTACGCTTGATAGTGCCGTCCGGTTGATACATACGCCCCATGTTATTCTCATGCACCCGACGAATTGCCTCATCCAAGTTCCACCCAAGTGAGATAGCATACCCATAGAGCACATACACAAGGTCTGCTAGTTCCTTTAGTTCTTCTTCGGTACGCTGGTCTGTTTCAACCCACTCGTTATATTCTTCCTCTGCCAGAGTGAAATAGGTCTGAGGCTTTGGGTCTTGACCAGAGGTCTTGATGAACTCACCTACCATTTCACCAACGGACTTACGATACACAAAAGCATCCTCTTCATTGTTGTAGTAACTCTCAGACTTAACCCAATCGTCAATTTGATCTTGTGTCAGCACTTCAGTGCCCCCCTTTTCCTTAGCCTCTACCATAGAAAACAGTATCCGTATCTGTTGTAGCACCCTTCTTCCAAAAGTACCATGCAAAGTTATCGGTACTCGTGTACTTACTATCCTTGAACCACTTGAGCCTACCAACAGAGATTACCCTTGAACATCTATCCATATACTCACCAAAGTATTTATTGTGCATCATGTCAGCAGGAAGCAACAACCAGGTAGGCTTAAGGCTTGTGAAGTGGTCGATCATAGGTAGCAGGACATCACGAGAAAAAGGTGGATTTTCTAGGATAATATCACAACGCCCTAATTCATGTTTAGACAAACTCAGAGCATCCCACACTTTAGAGGAGCCTACGGTTTTTCTGATGTCACTCCTCCATCTACAAACAGCAACATCCATGAGCAAGTCTTCTAAATCACCGTCCCCGTAGCAAGGACTTGCGTAAGATTTACCCCGTATAAACTCAATGAGCTTAGGTGGGATAGCACTAGGGTCAGTTGTGGGGTAGAAGTCTCGTGGAATCTTTTCCATACTTGAGCGTTTACTCATGTTCCATATTCCCGTCTAAGGCTCTCAAGCGAGATAAACTGAGGTTCATAGAATCCGTTTGATACCTCTCGTTTGACCACGACACCTTTCCACCAATCTTTGTTTGCTTGCCCTGCCCACGATTCACTCGCTCCTTTGTAGCAGCCAACCACACACCCGATAATCCCACTAGGATACGCACCATCCTTGAAATAGAGGCTACGCTTATGAGAATGACCACAAGTGCTACTGGCATTGTTATTTTGAAGGAGGGTATAAGCATGGTGAGTACCAGAAGTAGCTGTACCATAGTTACCAGAACTAAAGTAGTGGCTATAGAGTACGCCATCCTGACAAATGATAGCGGGGGCGGAATTTTCATACTTGTGATACTCGTCGAACCAATAGTCTGTCTGTAGATGCGAGAAAGAAACACCATACTTACTACCCTCTAGTCTAGGGTCATGGGCAATAGCCTTGGAGATACGGTTCTCATGGTTCCCCTCAAGACCGATGAAATACGGACGCTTTCGCTTTGCCACCTTGAAAGGCTTACGGATACGTTCCATTGCATCATTGTAGGCATCAACATCACGCTCGTATGACTGACTAACGATAGCTTGAGGATACCTTGTGTCATAGCTATTGAGGCTCTTCATATCTGCACCATCACCCAAGTCAACTACATAATCAGGGCGAATGTCATAAAGGAACTTGCCTAGCCAATCGAACCTTTCGTTACTTACCGAAGGGTCTGTATGAGCGCAAGACCATACTACCACTGTTTTACCGCTCATGTCTCACCTCCAGTGGTTCCATATTAACGTCAAAATACTTCTTGACCTCGTAGGCTTCATCCATAGAGCCATACCAATAGTTAGCTGTAAACACTTCACCGTCCTCTTCAATCTTACAAACAAGCATGGCATCCACATCTGGTGGTACACCTGCTTCCCAGAGTTCTTCTTCAGGGAAGTCATCCCTCAAAAATGGCCCCTCGACAACACCCCAGATAAGGGTCTTTGGTGGTTCAGGTGGCCTACTACAGAAGAGCCTCTTCATCCAACCCAGCAAAACCATAGATACTACTCCTCTAGCCATTCAACTGGTATAACCTTATCTGAGTATTTGAACCCGTGCTTGTCACACCAACCAGCATAAGTCGTATTAGATGCCTTGTTGAGCTTATTTTTGCTGTTGCCAAATACAAACCTGATATCTAACTCAGGGTGCTGCTCTTTGATACGAAGGTGCTTGCTTCTGTCACTTGATGTAAACCTTCCTTTGACCTCTATGATAATACTGTTTGGTAACTCAAAGTCAGGGGTATACACTGAGGGCTTCTTTTGATATTTGACCCTAAGATTTTCATACTCGTATGTATACCCCCGATCTTCTAACTGACGGGCTACCTTGTACTCAAGACCCGATCTAAAGTCACCCCTCTTCATGTGAAGTTCCTGTTGCCAAACTCCCCGTGGTATTTTAAAGTTTCCTTTAGGTAGTTTGCTAGTTGTGGGCAGTTCATGTATTTCGATTGGTATTTACTCAAAACGGCGGCTCCCATAATTCCCCTTCATACTCTTGGAGGTGAAGCAGCCTACAATTTTCAAGCACCCTCTCATACGCCCATTGGTCCCTATCTTCTGGGTTTACAAGAGCAGATTCGGTGGAAATCTTGTAGGCATCTACACACTTTTGAAACATCTCTTGTTCATCAGTAGAGTCCACCAGTATTTTTTGTGCTTTCTTAGGACCCACCCCGTAAATACCCAAAATCGCATCAACCCTGTCTCCTGTAAGGACTTGTTCATAGAAAAACCTCAAGGCACTCTCCGGTGTATTCTTGATGAACTCGTCCTTTGTGAAGTTGAAACGCCAACAAGGAACAGTATCAAAGTCTTTATCCACTGAGACAATCACTGTGGTGTCCAGAGGGCCACTGTAAGCCTCTATAGAGATAGCATCGTCGGCTTCACACCCCTCAGTGACCTGAGCGCCCCACTTCTCTTGTAGGTAGTCCCTTACGTGGTTGTAGTGACTTGGCTTAACTGTATCCCTACGGTTCCCTTTATACTCCTGTGTCTTGGCGATGTCGTACCTGAAGTTGCCCCTTCCAGTGAGCCAGCAGTAGAAATTGCTGCCATGAGGAAACACAACAGTCTTTGCTATGACGTAATCCATGATCTGATCTATCACGTCCTCTGCTTCCTGTGGTGGCTTGTCTTGGGTGGCAAAGGCTGCCCTGTATACCAGCACGTCACCATCCACAATCACCTTGGACACCCTTTTTGGCTTATCTGTCATAGGTCAGTCCTGTAGATACGCCCTTGGTGAGTCTCCATAGACAACTGCCTACAATCGTAACCTGCCTGTTCAGTGATCTTTACCAAGTACCAGAGCCAAGAGTGAACATCCAGGTCATCGACTTCTTTTTGGTAGGAAATGACCTCGGAATTACCGAAGTCATCATTTTCATATGAGATTGTTGTTGTGATTAGTGGCATCAGGTATTACTCCAAAACTCGTTTTCACCGCAGTAAGCAGCCATATCTTCAACCCGCCAACCAGCACCTTTTGCAGCTTGAACGTAAAGGTTAAGAAGTTCTCTCATAGTAAGTACCTCCTCACCGCTAATGGTAGTAGTCCATCCCGCATCGTCACCATCAGGTTCAATAAGAATAGAGACTTTCATCTTCAGTACCCCCCAAACCCTTGGTTTTCATCAGGCACAAACTCAACGTGTTCAAGCACTAGAATAGCCTGAAGGTCAACAATCTTGTCCTGCCACACATTCATCTTAAGGACTACCTCAGAGTCATTACCGATGTAACCATCTTCATCAAATACCCAAGGCACATTCTCACCATCAACTTTTTTAAGAATCTCTGGTGGCCCTTGGATAACACCCTTTTCACCAGTCCCTTTGTCAATCATGTTTGGGTTGAAATGCTTACGGGATGCTTTGTAGAAGTCATCACCATCAGAGTTTTCCTTCCACCGCATACCAATCATTCCCTTGTTAGGAATACCATTAGCGATTGCTTTAGCCTTCTCTTCTGGTGTCACAACAAGATCACAAACGTACTGTCCTTGGGTCAACACAATCTTATCTTTCATGTCGCCAGGTTGGAGGTTTTCACCCGTGTCCCGGTTGTGTTCAAACACCTTGGCGTAGCGAATCTTGCCGTGCATATAAACTGTAGCCATATCTATCTAGTCCTTTGTCGGGTTGATATCTTGGGGTTATTCTCTTTCCCCCTATAGTATTATAAGTACCTTTTCACACAGGTTATTCCATTATAAGGATATAAACATCATGTGTTGTAAAAAGGACTCACCTGTTAATGGCAGTCTGCATAAGAACCCCCCACCTGCACATCCACTTCAATATTTACATTGAGTTGCAGCATATCGTTTACCTCTCGCATTGATTCTCTTAGGATTGCCTCAGTAACTTCTACCCGATCCTCACAGACCGACAAAAGAACCTCATCATGGTATTGCATTGGCACTATCACCCCTTTCCTACGCATACGCATTACCCAGCAATCAAACACAAAAACACCTGTGCCTTGGTTAAGAGTGCTGAATATGTCCTTCTCAAACCTAAGTGAGTAGTAGAAGCCACTGACAGGGTTCTTGAGCCACATAGAGCCATCCTTGAGTGTCTTTACATACTGTTCCTTAGATATCTTAATGACACTCCAGTTGCGCTCCCAATAGGCTTTCAGAAGTTCCTTGCACTCAGCAACACTCAACCCTGTCTGGCGACTAAGAGTAACCTCCTTAACACCATAGATACCAGCGTAATTAGCGGGCTTGAACTTGCTACGGATAGGCTTCAGGTCATCACCTTCCCCACGGGAATAACGGGCTTCATCCTCTTGGCTAATAGCACCTGCAAACTTAGCAAGGTTAATATGCTCATCGAAACCCGGCTTTGCCATCTCAGTGACATACTCAGGGTCATGGGGCCACATGTAATGCCTCTTGGTCATACTCTCCAAGCTACTCACATCAGACCCACACAAGACTTCACCTTCAGGGGCTACAATACACCCACGTATCTCCTTACCCCAAGGGCTACCTACACCTGGCAGGTTTACGATAGGCTTCCTGTGCTTGAGCCTGAATGTGTTAGTCAGCCCGTCAGCACTAGCCACCACCTTATTCCCTTGTGCCTCACTCAAGAAGCCACCAAAAACACCTCTTCTGTGTTGTGCTACCGTAAGACCCTCAAGTTCCTCAATAGCAGGTTCCCTGACCTTAAGCCTCAGTACACTATCTGTAAGTTCACCCTTGCGAGGGTCACTGTTAGCAGAGTACCGCACTTGAGGTATCTTCTTTTCTTCCCCCGTGAGTTTGTTTCTTTGGAACTTATAGGTACAAGGTTTCCAACCCAATGACTCAAGCCAATCCTTTACTTGTTGGTGGCTACCGGGGTTCCCATCCTTCCAAGAGACAACCACTGGCCCCTCTGTTTCCTCTGGCAGCTTAAGAGACTTCAGAGTATCGAACCACTTCTTACCAAGGGCACTGTAGCTACCATCCTGCTTGTAGAGGTTCTTTGGTTTGTTTTGCATCTGATCTGGTACTTTAGGCATGACCTTGGAAAGAGCCTTGGTTTTCTCCTCAACTACCTTTGTCAGTTCATCGTAGTGCCCCTGTGCCTTCCCTACGTCTATGGTCAGCGGGTTAGCCTCTTGCTCCCTCAGACAGTCAGCCTTAAAGGAAAGATACCGTAGGAACCTTAGAATGTCATTATCCATAGATTTCCTCAAGCCTCCTCTTCTGTTTCACCCACTCAAGCCAGTTGATCTTTACATCTTCCTCACACCTGTGCTTGTATTCATCGTAACTCAGGTTCTCCCAATCATCCACTTTAGGCTTCATTACACCATGTTCCTTACCAATAGAATCAAGCCCATGTGAAGCCCTGTCAGGGAAAAGGTAGCGAGACACCCACAGAGTGTCAATGTATTTCTTGTAGTCCATAGGAATACCCAAGAGCCTGTTGAACACAACCATGTCAAACCCTACAGCATTGTGTAGCACCATAAGGTCAGCACTATTGTACACATCCACCATAGTGGTGTATTCTTTAGTGCTTTCGATAGTCTCACCGTCCTCAGTCCAAGACATCACATGAAGTTTAGTGCAGTCGTAGGCTAGACCATCTGTTTCAGTGTCAGCTACTATGATTTTCATTCCCCTGGTAATCCTTCTGTGACAACTCTTGCTGTGACAACTCTTGTAATTCCCATAGGGCCATATCAATAGCATAGTGCCTTTGCCAACCTGCGTAGTAAGCACTACGGATATCCCAATAGCAATCATCAATACTTGGGTCAAGGTCTGGAAACCGCTCTTCATACCAACTCATAAAGAAATCTTCAATCATCTTTAGAAATCCTCCTTACGATTAGGTGTTGCTGGTGCCATAGGTGGCATCACAGGTGTCAAAGTATAACTCTCAAGGTCAAAGTCTACTGCACCCGCTGTACCATTGCCAAGACCTGTGCGGTTCTTACGTCCAATGACTACATAAGTGCGATTCCTTTCCTCTGGATCATCACTATCACGATCACGCTTAAGAAGCAACTCAAAAGCAGCCCGTTTGGTAATCATACTTGAGTACATGGCCCCACCATCACTATTCTGATGCGCAACCACAACAATGCCTACGTTCAGCTTGCTTGCCAATGTGGACAACTGCGTAATAAGGTCTGCCAGTTTACCTTCTTTCTCCGATGAACTGCCAGTGACACAATCCTGCACAGGTTCAATGAACACAAAGTCAACATTCATGGCAGCTACAAGATAACGGACCTGCTTAATAAGACCTTCGTGACCACCATGCATATCAAAATCAAAGGTGATGAAATTCTCTGATGTTGCTATCTCCTTGATGGACTCCCTTACTTCAGCGTCCAGTTGTTTCTCGTCGATGAACTTCTTGATGGTAACATTGGTATTTAGCCTATAGCTTACAAGACCTAAGAGTGAGCGAACCTTGGATTCTTCCAGGTGCATGGCAGCTACACGATATTTACCTGTCTCAAGAGCCTTATGTTCAAGGTAACGGCAAAACTCAGTCTTACCCAGACCTGACTCAGCTTGGATCAGTGTGACATACCCCTTACAAATACCAAGCATCTTGTTATCCAACTCTTGGATACCTGTTTGGAAATACTCGAAGTCAGGGCTATCGTCATACAGACTAAGGTAATCATCAACATCACTAAGGATACTTTCAGGCTTATGCCTCTTGGCCTTCCACCATGCGTTCTTGTAAGCCTTGGCATCCCCATTCATAAGGAAGTCATTAGCATCCTTATGTTGCCCGTGATCCATCACAAAGACTTTTCCGGGGAAAATCTCACTGATAACTTCAGCAACCTTACGCCCCGGTTCATCATTATCCACACTAAGAATAATCTCATCAAACGAGTCAAGCCAACCCTTGCACTTCTCCCACAGTTTACCGGATGGTGTGGCACCAGGTAGAGACACAACAGGGTTGATGTAGTTACCACTCTGTAGCATCTGCCAAGCACTAAGGCAGTCAGCTTCCCCTTCAGTGATTGTCACTTTCTTTGCGCAACCAGCAGGGAACCTTTGCATACCAAAGAGTTCATCCCCCTTCAGCCCTTTAGCCCAAAACTCTTTAACTGACTTCTTACGGACTTTGGCCCCACCAGAGGGGTACACAAAATGAATCTCATCCCCACTTGTCTTGACACCGAAGTGTTCCATAGTGTTCTCATTGATACCCCGCCACGACTGATAGGAGCCTTTGTCTGTATTCGTGTCGATAGCCTTTGGGGTAAAATCTTCAAAGATGCCGTCTTGTTGTTCTTCACCTGCTACTGTATCGCCCATGTGTTCTCCATAACTATCAACCTTAAACTTACGCCCATCTGTAGTCTTGCCCCACAAATTATCCTTGTAGAGCCACGTAGAAAGCCCACAAGAGTGGCAGTAGCCCATTTCTTTGGTAGTATCCCAAAAATAGCTATCGTGCCCCATAGTGTCTGTCTGGTGCGCTGGGCACTGCCCTCTTGTTTCAGTCATGGTGTCTCCTCACTCTTGTAACTTGGGCAACCTTCAGAATAGTCACTAAAGGCTATAGGTGCGTTATCAGGGTCATGTGACCACCACTTGCGTGACCCCTCTTGGACCTCTGGCGAGAAGTTCCTGAAGCACTCTGTGTTGGTGCAGTCACTTGAGCAAAAGCCTCTGTCTAGGTAGCATAGTGCCATCAGTAAACTCCTTCAGTCATAAACTTGGATAGGTATAATACTCATCTCGTACAGACTTAAACCTGCCGTATCCTTAAGGTGCCTGCACTCAATCTCCGCTGACTGTTTAGTTGTCCACAGAGAATAGGAATCCTCACCATCACTAGTAACAACCAATAGGTAAAGTGTCATTAGTAAACTCCTTCAACAAGTAGTGGTGCAGCTACAGGAAACTGCTTCTTAAGTTCCTCATACACCTTAGCGGCCACAAGTCTGCTTTCATACTGAGCCTCTGGATGCAGTCGCAATTTACACATATTAGCAAAAGCCCCTAGTGTACCACTCCATGTCCAAGCAGTCATAAGGGACTGAGGTAGAACCATCCGTGCTTGCTCCGGTGCCACTCCTTGCTTCATAAGCCCTGTATATAAAAGTATTTGGTCCTTATTATTCTGGTTTACAAGGGTATCCCACAACTCTTGACCTTCTACACCTTCATCAGAACTCCCTTGCTTCTTATTCTCTGCTGCTTTACGCCAGTAATCAGGTTCATAGAACTCAACATCATCAGTGATGTACCTACGTGAGTATTCTGACATGATAAGGTACTCATGCTTCACCAACTGTGCCCTCACAAAGATAGGTGCCTTTACCTCGAAGCTAAAAAACCCGTGGTTAAATGGTGTGTCATGTGTAGGTGTGTTACGCCATTGCCAAAGAAGTTCTACAAGTTCCTTTGCGTGTTCTTCAGTGTCTGGTGCAGGCACATTGTGGACAAAGGACTCAAAGTCATCCGCAGTCATACCCCTGGCAAGAAACTCAAGCAGGCGTTTGTCTTTGCCCTTGAGTTTGTACTGCACAGTATTCTTCTCAGTCAGGTACGTGTCCCACCCACTGCGCTTACCAAAAGACTTACGGGCAGCGTTTACGATACCCAAGCAACTTCCTGTTGGCGGTACATCAGGGTTCAGTTGGCAGATGATCTGGTTCTCAGGCATTTTGACTATCCTTTGTGTGTTTCGATCTTTTATGGAATGGATTCTTCCCCATTCGGAATGGCCATAAGGGGCAACTATACTGCACACACTTACGAACCTCTGCCTCGTTGAAAGCACAGTCAAGGCACTTAGCCCTGATAGCTTTCGTGAGTGATTTAGGGTGCCCTAATGCCTCCAAATCTTGTAAGTTGACTTCTGATGGTGTCATACCCACCAGTTCACCTTCATCGGTAGTTTGGTTGCCTATTTTAAGGTATTTCAGGGTGTCTTGAATCATTGGTTATATCCCATAGTTGTTCTTTAAGTGTAACTACATACCAGAATATGCCTACACTAGAGTCCCTCTCTAGAGTCTCTCTATAGTATGTTATACCTACTAAGTATATACACACTTAAGAGGACACTTAAGTAAGAGACTCTAGAGTCCTTGTCTTGACCCCCTGTATAAGAATATAAGTACTTTTTCGGCCAGTATATTCCATAAGACCCTCACTTTTCCGCTGTCTGTTGTCAGAAGGACACAACTTTCTTGTGTCACTTAAGATTGTTACCTATTATGTAGTTATTCTTGTAAGATTATTACTCAGTTCTTTTGGGGTTACCTTGGGTAGTGCCCCCCATGTTTTCAACATCTTTTCTGACCTCATCATAACTGTTGTAGTACTTGTAGTGGTCTACCCAAAAAACGAGAAACTTTCGTTCTTGTAGCCAATACTGCCTGTAGACACACCCATGGGTCTTAATCCTAAAAATTCTACTCATGTGTTACCTCAAGTGCCCTCTTCAGCTTCTTAAGACCGTTGCTAAGGCTCTTTGAGACAGCCCCTTGAGATACCCCTAATTCCTGTGCTACCTCCTCTTGCGTCCAATCATCTATATGCACCATCTGGACTATAACAGCTTCCTCTGGACTAAGGAACACCCACAGGTGATCTGTAATGTACTTGTAGAGGTCTTTTTCCACCACTACCTCCTCTGCACTACGGACAGTACCCAATGTGCTGGGCTGTACACCCTCCGTAGAGCCTCTGAGAGCATCGTACAGGGCCATCTCTGTGTTACCTTGAGTGTGAGTACCATCTACATCCTTAAGACGCTTTAGAAAGGCTCTCACGTCCCCACTTTTGGGTACATGCACAGGCTTGAGACTAATGTTCTTGTAGTCGTGCATTGCCCTTCGCATGTGACCTATGGCTGTGAATGTATCTGCACCATTCATCAGAGCCTCCCAACCTGCCAGAAACCCCTCTTGAAAAAGGTCATCATATTCCTGGGAGTCTTTGTACCGACTGGCGAGAGCACCTGCCACGGTCTGTAGGTTCTGCGCAGCCTCTTCAGATATTTCCATTATTATACCTCATTATCTTGTTTCTTCGCTCCATTTAGACATCGGTCTGTCCTTTCAGTTCTGCGAGGGTGGCATTGACGATTTCATGAACCACAATGTCAAACGTCTCCAACGTATCGCCGCGCCTGTTCAGCTTCTCTAAAGCCTCCACCGCCTTCGCCAGCTTGGCCTCAAGTTCTTCGTCAGTCGCAGTAAGTTCCTCAATGCAGTCGGCAGCTTCTCGACGTTCCTTCATCCAAATGTCTGTCTGTGAGATTATACTTCGGTCAGCATCCCAAGATGTACGCAACCGCTTTACCAGTTCTTCGTGTCTCATTGGTTCATCCTTCCCCTTGCTCACAATCATTGGTGACAATGTACGGGTAGCGCACGACATCGCCTAGTTGTTCTTCGTCCATAAGCCCGGCGTTATGTACGACTTCGGCTAAAACGCCCACAACCTTCGACAAAGCGTAAACCTGCGATGCAAGCTCTTCCAGCCTCCCGTCACAATGCGACGTATACATTACACCTTCGGTCACGGCTTCACGGACACTAACCGAGTCAACTTTGCCAGGTTTCCTTGTGTCCTCGTACCTAACTACTTTCATCACGTTCTCCTTCCCCATAACTCTAGTTGCTGCACAATCTGACGTAACCAGGGTCCATGTCGTGAACCTCTTGCCCTGTCTTACTGTGCCATAGGATAATCAAGTCTCTTCCTTCAGTCATAAACCACTTGTGCAGGTTTGGCGGGTAGTGTGCAGCCATTCGCCTGTCATATCGCAGTTTGTTATAAGGTGTAGCTGGTACAAAAAGAACCTCAGTAGCACCGTGAAAACCAAGTGTGGCATCAGGGGCTACACAGGTGTTAGGAAGGCTCAAATACATGGTGCAAGTTGAGATACATGTTCCGATGATTTCAACACGTGTTCCACTTTTCGCCAGTGCGGCAATCTCTTCCTCACGGACACTGATAGAACCACCTTCGTCATACAGTACAGTCTTTACGTCACCTTTCGTCGGGGCTACCTGAATACTGCACCCGGCAAAAAACATGGTGCTGATTATCCCTGCAACACTCAGTGCTTTAATCTTGTCCATTATGTGTCTCCTTCCTCTTTAGTTATCAGTGCCTTGATAATCAACAGCATCGCTGAACATCATCTCAGGAATAGGCAGACCCAAAGCCTCACGCAACGCCTTGGCCGCATCTATAGAGCCGTGAAATGCCTTCCAAACGGTGTCGCCCCACCCGGTAGCTTTATTGGCAACATTCCAGTTTGAGTCTGATCGTTCCATATTCTTGGTCCTTTACTGAAATGTATAGAGGTAGCCCTTTGGGCTTTCGTGTGCGTACTGGACAAAGGGGGAGTTCATGCCAGCCCCCGGATTTTTGCCAGAGCCACGGCGTTCTTGACCAGTTGCAGGCTTTCGTCACCAAGAGGCGTTTCGGCACGGGTGTCGCGCCAGTGCTTGCGCGCATCAGCTACAGTGAAGTAACGGCATCCGGCTTTGATCCACAGTTTGCTATAGCGGATATGAGCAAAGAACTCGTAGCCGTCAGATCGCGCGCCGCAGTGGATAATGTCTGCGCCACTGAGGTCTGCGCCCCAGAGGTTTGCGCCCCTGAGGTTTGCGCCCCTGAGTTTTGCGCCCCAGAGGTTTGCGTCCTTGAGGTTTGCGCCCCAGAGGTTTGCGCCATTCTTGCGCGCCCACCTGACAGCAAGACCGATTTTCACGGAAACAGCGGCATGTTCCTCACAGTCGATTTCTGCGGTGAACTGCACTTCGTCGGTGAAGCGGTTGCGAATGTCGTATTTCATGCGATAATCCCTTCTTTTCGAGCCCGCAGCTCAAGTTGTTCGCGGAACCCCGCGATAGCGCACTGAACGTCTTTGATACGCTCCATTTTTATCTTGACTTTGCAGCATGGATGACTGGACTCGGAGAAGTTCACAGTATTGCATCCCTCGGCGCTCAAGCGTGTTTCGGGGTGGCCCATCATATTGTATATCACATCGTCAAGGTCATCAGTAAGCATTGCTTCGTCCCATATTCGTGATCCCTATGTAAAACTGCATAACACGTAAAGAATTACGTATACAGCAGCATAAACCGGAGTTTCCTACCCCTTACACTTAGAATGTAGGGTAAAAAAGTTCACCTTTCAAGTGCATTTCCTTAAGTTCTTCGATTTCCATTATCAATGATTGCAACCCCTCTGGTGCGAGACCTTCCCACTCCTTGTCATCAAGTTCCTTTTGTTTGCTCTTGAGCAGTTCTACCAGGTTCAATACACGGTTATCCATTGTTTACCTCCAGTGCTACTACAGAATCCAACCTGAAACTTCTCCACTGCCCAGCAGCATCACCTTGTGACACCTTTACTGGTACTGCTGTAGTGTTCTTAGGTGGTGATTTAGGCTCTTCCATGAAGCCGGTAATACTACGCTCAGTCCCATCGACCTTCGTAAAAACTACCGTGAACTCCTTGTAAAAACCGATGGTATCCAAAGTCTGTTGTACTTGTTTCTGTGTGAGTTTCATAGTCTATTCCTTTTTCCTTGAACCACTGTCTGAGGTATTCATAGTCTGATTCGTCGTATAAGTCAAGAAACATTATTCATCCTCCCAATCCAAACCATCATGCCCAAAATCCTGCACCAATGTGTTGTACAAATCATCGGGTATAAACTTTACATCTACCTCACACCCTAAAACCTCAAGAGCCACAAGTTTGATGTCTACAGGTTCATACCACACAGGTGAACCAGGGACACCGTAATCATTACGCTCAAATGTTGCTTCAAACACCATTGTAAGATCGTCTGTTGATACTGTTGCAGTAGCCATTATTTTTCCACCTTTGAGAAAGAGCTTACCAGATTAGACCACAAGTCTACAAACCCATCATCACCAATAAGGTATGCCTGCCCCTTGTCATCTGCGTACACCTTGTAACGTCCGCCCTGAGTGTAGGCGCAACTCTTTGATACAGTACATACTACAGTATCCCCCTGTCTTACGATAACTCTGCTGTTGTTACCCATCATCTTGTATCTCCTTTTATTTATGTGTGTCAGCACCTTATAGGCGATTCGGTTAATGGTGTCAATCTTTATTTCCACTGGTGGGGTTTGTCACCCGCCCATTCCCCTACTAGGTTACTTCTAATTCCCTTACCAGGAGTCCAGAGGATGAACAATTCCCACGGTAGGGGCTGCTCATTTCCACTGGTAGGGTTGCACCCAATCCAAACAGCATTATCACGGAATGTTACAAGACTGTAAGAATCAATCACTTTCTTGTGCCAAGCAAAATGTTTACTTGACTCGATTATTTCTACCCTTGTGATATTTTAGCAACTGATTCGCTATAGCCGTCCTCCAGTGTTTTTTGCGAGCGCCTTAGGGCACCCCAGCCGAATCAAGTCCGGTTCAAAAATTATGTCTATTTATACGCATATAAACCAGGTATTGTCTAGTCACGAAATGTTACAATATGTTTCAATATGTTACCTGGTAAGTTTAGAGCTTGCGAATCGGAATCCTTGGCCCTATACATAAGGCATCAACACAGGAGAACACGCTATGAAAAACCGAAAAGAGCTTATGACTGCCGACGAAGCGCAAGAGAACATTGCCATGATGCAAGAGCATACACAACCTGCCGCCATGCGCCGTTTGGTAGAGCTTGCCCTTGGCCCTCATGGCAACCTGAGTGAAGGCGCAAAAACCATCTACAGGAGTGTTTTGTAATGCTTGATATAATCACCATGGCGACACTGTTCTTGATAATATGTATCGCCACGCTTATTCTCGAAACCACAACTAAAGAGGACTAAACCCATGCAAAACCTGAAAACATACCGACTCGCCACCAAAACAGAATCCGGCCAGATTGTGCAATTCGGCCCCACAATGGCAATGCGGCAAGCGCAAACCAAACGGGATTCTATGGCATTGCTAACTACTTTTCCCGTCTATGTAATCAACACTATTGCGGAGTGAATCTAATGTCTGATACAATAACATACAAAACCATTATTGATCGCTGCAAAGACGATGTAATGGAATACACGCCGGATATTCCAAAAGAGAACACGCAAGAGGCTTGGCAAGACTTCATTGACGCTCTGGAAACATTCCGCGACGAATCCTATGGACATGCTCACGAAAGCATCGGCTCATGGGATTGGACAATCTATACTCATTATGGATGGAAAATCCTTGCTGCGTTGGACCAAGATGAAATCAACAGGGCAGAAGAATCCTATATTGAGTTGAACTATGGGATTGAGGTTCAAGACTTGGAGGGCGGCGCATTTTGTGTCTATGGCATTCAATCGAGTGTTGCCTATTTTGCCTTGGTCAATATCTGGATTGAACAGGCGTATGAAATTGTAAGCGAATTGCTTGAACTTGCGGAAACACAAAAGGAAAACTGAAATGGACGATAAATTCACAAAGTGTCTGAGACTTAAGATAGCTGCACAAGATGCACATGAGCGCGCCCTTGTGTATTACTGGAAAGAGGATGAATTCAGTGGCGACTCTCTTGATGAGGCAATAGAACGTCTTGAAAGAGCAATCGAAGAATACAAGCAAGCAAGGAAAGGTTAAGACAATGGGAACGCAGACTTATGAATATGAATACACAGATACGTTTGGGGGAGACGCTAACTATTGTTGGGTTAAGCGTGGCAAGGTTACGGTTCCTGATTTAGTGCATTATGGTTACACAGGTTCAACAGACGGTAGTTATGGTAGGGCAGACAGGGCGCAGCGCAAGCGCATAATGACACTGGTAAAGCGTGAATTAGGTTTAACAGGTATCAAAGGGAAAACTGATGAATATGGTGTCACCATTGAATTCAGACCTTATGGCATGAACACAGTCTTGTTTGTTACATACTGCGATTGACTAACACTATACACACAATAGGGCCGCTCTGGTGGGCGGCTTCTTTGTGTTTATAGAGGCGCAGCATCGCTGCTAGGGTATGCCTATGGTGCAACTGCGCTCTTGGGCTTGTATGGTGCCTCCCAGGCGCTCTATGGCTGTGGGGTATTATACTACCTGCATCAATGGTTTAGACTGGCATATTGCTTGGCACAGTTGCGATTGACTATCATTATCGGGGTGTAGCATTTGGTGGCGTTGGTGCTGCGAATCACCCATGCTTTGTCAAGTTTTTTCACCAGCGAATCACCATTTTTCTGATATGTTTCAACCCTTTGCATGATTCTTTTGTTCGTCCTTACGAACTATGTGCATAACTTTAGTCTTGACACGATTGTTCATGATTCGTTCTTACGAACTACTGATTCGTTCTGATTCTAGTGTGATTCCCCCTGCGCATATACCACTAGCCATGCACCTACGTCATACCTCTAGTGATTCGTCATGCATCCAGGTTATGTCAAGCGATTTATTCCTGTAACATACTTCACATTTGCGTGATAATGGGGTGTCAAGGGGTTGACAAAGGATGGGACCCTTAGAATCATGAGTGTGACATTTTGGCAACGTGCGTAGGCACCCAGAAATCCAAAACAAAAGAAATCCCACAGGGTCTATGACACCTGTACCCTGATACCAGCAATGAATCACCTCACGAAATGTTACATTTGTGTCTAGTGCGACAGAATAGCGCACATAAAAGTAACCATAGTTATCAGGCACTTAGTGAAAAAGTCGATCACAAATTGTTACAACTGGAATAATTGTCCTCAAAAAGTACTTATAATACTATAGGGGGATAAAAGACTCTATAGTATATACTTAAGTTTCTCTCTTAGGTAAGTATTACTTAGTAGGTATATATACTCTTAAGTGATTCTATAGTTATACTATAGTATGGCTACATACAGGGATTATATACTGGTATGTAATACACACTTTAGGTAGGCACTTACGTATACACTACAGTATGACTCTAGAGTAGCTGCGCTACCGTCTACAGGTTTATGTAGTTACACTTAAGTGTGCCACCTGCGCTACCTTCCATAGTACCCAATTATGTAGTTATACTTATTATGTAGCTACACCAAAGATTCTCCACTTAAGACTCGCTTCAGAGAGCTTCCTACAGCCTGATAGCTTGAGTCATAGGTGGAGAACACTTCCAACCTCACAGAGAGTTTGTATAAATGCAGAAGCAACCCAACCAGCTTAATTACAACTCAGAGATTGCTAAAGTAGTGCGTGAGTATGCCCCCCACGTAACTGAGAAAGAAATCATTAGCATGATTCAAAAGTATGCTGATGCTCCTGCTACCAGAGCCACCTTTATGAAATACTATGGTGATGACTGGTATGGTGCCCGTAGTAAGGTTACTAAGAGTATTGGCTCAAGGGTAGTCCAACAGGCACTTGAGGGTGACCCTACTGAGCCTGCTACATTCAAGTCCCAAGAGTTCTACCTTCGTACCAAGGGTAGCTGGACACCAAAGACCATTGAAGAGACCCGTGAGGTTGGTACTGAGGAAGAAGAGGCTGAGAGTGCTGTAGATGCCCTTATGAGCCTGTTAGGGAAGAACAAAGAAGAATGACAGTATTCGTCTACCACATCCACACGGACGGAATGGGGTTGGACCAAGGTTATGTTGGCATCTCTGTAAAACCTAAAGCACGTTGGGCAGAGCATCGTAGACGTAATGAAAATCCAGTTCTGTCGCGGGCTATCAAGAAGTATGGTGACAAGGTTCGGTATAGTATCCTTTCTGTTCACGACACGTTGGAAGAAGCGCTATGGCAAGAGTTCACCCTACGCCCATTTAAGGGTATGGGTTGGAATATAGCCAAGGGTGGTGGCTTGCCCCCTGCTAATGGTGGGTGGAATAAGGGTCAAACAACTCCACCAGAGGCTAAGAGAAAACAATCAGAAGCCCGTGCAGGTAAATACGGCGGCGCAAACCACCCAAGAGCAAAACTAGCGGACATTTACAACAAGGAAGGCACCAGAATTGCCAAAAATGTTGTGGTTAGGGTTTGGGCTAAAGAGAATGGTTACCACCAAGCACACCTAGCGGCAACTGCCACAGGGAAACTTAAATTGCACAAGGGCATTTACGCAAGGTACATCTAATGCCCAAGAATGGACTCCCGATACATTCTGACGATTTAAGAGCGTTGCCAGCATCCAAAGTACAAGAGGTTATGCAAGAACTTGGCCCGCAGAGGGCAGAAGAGTTGCAACACACTTGGGAGTTTTGGGCCAGAGAGAACCAGCTTGAGCCTGCGGGTAAAGACTGGAATACTTGGATGGTGAACGCGGGACGGGGTTTCGGAAAGACCCGCTCAGGTGTCGAGTGGGTAAGAGAGAACGTAAAGCGTGGTGTTAAGCGTATTGCTGCTGTAGCTGCTACTAACTCAGATATTGAACGGGTTATGGTTAAGGGTGAGAGTGGCTTCCTGTCAGTCTGCTGGAAGGGGGATAAGACCTACTCCGGCAAGAAGATGGGTTTCCCTGAGTGGTCCCCCACCAAGAGGGCACTGACTTGGGATAATGGTGCTCAAGTACTATTTTTCTCAGCAGAAGAACCCGAACGTCTCCGTGGCCCTCAGTTTGAACTTGCTTGGTGTGATGAGACTGCCGCGTGGAATAAAGACGTAGACACTTGGGCGATGCTCCAGTTCTGTATGCGTCTAGGTAAACACCCCCGTATTATGGTTACTACCACACCTAAACCTACTAAACTTATCCGCCAGATTCTTAAAGACCCTAAAACTACAGTTACCACTGGTAGTACCTTTGATAACTCAGACAATCTTGCGGATACCTACCTGGAGGCTGTTAAGGCCCAGTATGAGGGCACTAGGCTCGGTAGGCAAGAACTCTATGCTGAAGTCATGGAAGAAGCAGAAGGTGCCCTCTGGACCACCGAAATGCTTGACAATGCCCAGATCAGCAGAGATGACCTCCCCCAACTAAATCGTATTGTAGTCTCCTTGGACCCTGCCATTACGGCTAACAAGGAATCTGACATGACTGGTATTGTAGTTGCTGGTATTGATGTCAATGGCAAGGGTTACGTATTGGGGGATTACACAGGCAGACTATCTCCCCAAGGTTGGGCATCAAAGGCTATCGAACTTTACCACCATCACCAAGCGGACAGGATTGTAGCTGAACGTAACCAAGGTGGGGATATGGTTCGTAGGACTATTGAGGTAGAAGATGAGACTGTGCCTATCAAACTGGTTCACGCATCCAGAGGTAAGTACGCTAGGGCTGAACCTATCTCTGCACTATATGAACGTGGCCTTGTCTACCATGTGAGGAACCCTGAAGATGGGGCTAACCTCAATGAGCTTGAGACACAGATGCGTACATGGGAACCCCTTGGTTCCATAGGCTCCCCTGACAGACTTGATGCCCTTGTGTGGGCACTTACAGACCTGATGCTAGGGTCTTACCAAAAACCCAAATTACAGCTTGTATATAGCAATGCCAAAGGTCTCAGATGAAGACGTGCCGTGGTTCAAAAGGAAACCCTTGTGTTGTTGGGGATGTAGAGCAGCCTCTTTCTGAGTTCTACAAACAAGCAAGGAACAAAGACGGACACTGGCATACTTGTAAGTCTTGTGACAGAGTGAGGCTTAAAGAGTCCTACCAGAAAGACCGGGACAGGATTCTGGAAAACACAAAGGTGTACGGCAAAGCAAACCGGCACATCACCCGTAAGGCCTCTAAGAAGTACTATTATAAGAATCGAGAATCTAACATCCAAAGAAAACTTGATTGGTGTAAGAACAACCCTGAAAAAGCTGCTGCAACGGCGGCGGAATATCGGGCAAGAAAGAACAAAGCTACCCCAACTTGGCTGTCAGAAGATCATAAAAAGCAGATGCTAAAAGTCTACGAACACGCGCGCGAGTGTGAAATGCTGACCGGGGATAAATATCACGTAGACCATATCGTGCCTTTAAAAGGTGAGAACATCAGTGGCCTGCACGTGCCGTGGAACCTGCAAGTCCTTCCCGCAGACCTCAACATAGCAAAGAGCAATTCTTATGGTTAAGCAACTCTCAGAAACAGAAGCTAAGACGATTCTCGGGGTTGCTGGCGAGAACACTCACAATGGGCAAATACGATCCGATGAATTTCTTTCAGAATTGCGTGGAAAACGTGCGATTAAGAAATGGAAAGAGATGCGGGAGAACGATAGTACCATCGGTGCTGTTATGTATGCAGTTGAACAAATCCTTCGGGATGTTGACCTGAGTGTTAAGCCTGCCGATGACTCTGAAGCTGCCAAGCGTGAGGCTGACTTTGTAGAGAGCGTCCTTGAGGATATGGAGCATACCCTTGATGACCATGTGTCTGAAAGCCTGTCATTCCTGTCCTACGGATTTAGCTGGTTTGAGGTTGTGTACAAAAGACGTAACGGGAAAGACACTCAGAATCCAAAGAAACGGTCCAAGTTTAACGATGGTCGTATTGGTGTCCGTAAGATTGCTTCCCGTGCCCCTTGGACTGTATCCCGTTTTGATGTAGACACCAAGACTGGTGAAATCTTGGGGATGTACCAGGATGGATCGAACTACATCCCAAGCCGCAAGAGCCTTTACTACAGGACCACCAGCATTAACAATGACCCTTCCGGGAGGCCAATCATCCGTAATGCTTACACATCCTACGAGTACCTTAACAACCTTCAGGCTATTGAGGCTATTGCTGTAGAACGTGAGTTGGCTGGTATCCCTATGGCTAGGGTTCCTGCTGAATACCTTTCCGCTGATGCTACTGTTGCACAACGTGGCTTCATTAGTGAACTCCAAAGCATCCTGCGTGATGTCAAGTTCAATGAGCAAGGTTACATTATTGTACCCAGTGACACTTACCCCGGTAAAGACGGGGAGCCTACAAGCATCCGTATGGTAGATGTAGAACTCATGTCATCTCAGGGTAATCGTAACATTGATATTGACCCCATTGTAAGACGTTACCAGCACGACATTGCCCGTAGTGTTCTCTCGGAGTTCCTTATGCTGGGTAGCCAAGGCGGTTCTTACGCGCTTTCCAAGAGCAAGACTGACCTTTTCTTACGCGCCTTGGAGTCGTACATCCAGACTATTGTAGATGTCCTTAACAAGCAGCTTGTAGAGCGCCTGTGGGAACTTAATGGTCTTAACTACGATCTTATGCCTAAGATTGTTGCTGGAGATGTTGCACCCCATGACCTCAAGGAACTTGGGTCTTACCTACGTAATCTCAACGGTGCTGATATCAACCTTGCTTCTCAACCTGATATTGTAGATGCACTTCTGGATAACGCTGAACTACCAAACCTCAACCGTGAAATCTACATGGAAGACCTTGAGGCAGAGCGTAGGATGAACCTTGCACGTGCTGATTACTACGATGGGCCAGATGACAATGTTGTAGGTGCCTCTAACAACAACCAAGAGCCTGCTTAAAGCAGACATCTGGACGTAAGACTGTAAAACAACAGAGAAAGGGGGGAATTATGCCTAGTTGGGACCGAAAGATTTTTGAAAAAGAAAACCCCGATACTACAACTGAGACAAATACAGCCCCTGCACTCCTAAGCACCCCAGCCACTGTATCTAGCGGACCCGCTCAGGTGTTCACAGTTGTTAACCCCTCTAACTCTCAGTCCATTAATCTTTATGATGACGATGTTCTTACTTTTGTAATCCTCCCTAATACATCCATCACCCTCGCCTTCCCCGTCACATTCAATAATTCACTTAAGGTGTCTAACACTGGCGTTTCTACGGTAGATTACTCTATTCAATATGTGAGGCTCTAATGTCTATTGCGGAAGATGTGATAAAGGAAGGCGTGCAGAAGGCTGAGTATCAGGGCGAGAAAGTAACCCTTAACAAGCCTCGACGTATTCAAGGTGGCAACAAGAAGTTTGAAGTGTTTGTCCAAGATGGCGACAAAGTTAAACGAGTAACCTTTGGTGATCCTAACATGGAAATCCGTAGGGATGACCCCAAAGCCCGTGCTAATTTCCGCTCCCGGCATTCTTGTGATGCAGCTACAGACAAGACCTCCGCTCGTTATTGGAGTTGTCGCATGTGGGAAGCAGATACATTGGTGAGTGATATGACTAAAGCTGACATTGAGCAAGGCAATTCTTGCGACCTCGAAGGTAAAATCCTCAAGGTAGACGACGAACAGCGCATGGTATTTGGCTGGGCTTCTGTTGTCACTGAGAAGGGAGAGATGGTGGTTGACCGTCAGGGTGACGTAATCGAACCTGAGACTTTGGTCAAGGCCGTAAACGAATTTATGGAGCATGTGCGGGTAGGCAAAGCTATGCACATCGGGGAACAAGTTGGTGTCGTTGTACACTCTCTCCCTATCACTAAAGAAATTGGTGATGCTCTTGGTATCCAGTCTGATCGTGAAGGGTGGGTTGTCGCATACAAAGTGTACGATGATGCAGTCTGGGAAATGGTCAAGAGTGGGGAACTTGCGGCCTTCAGTATCGGCGGTCGCGCTATGAAAGAGGAGATGTAACTTTGCCTAGTCTTCTTAAAAACTTGCAGCTTGAGGAACTTTCCCTCGTGGATCGACCTGCCAATGCACAGGCAATGGTTAGCCTCTTCAAGCGCGACAACTCTGAGGAAGTTGAGAAAATGACTGATGAAATGGA